TTTGGTCAAGATATAGAAACAATGGTAGATTATAATTTAAAAGATATAAAATGATAATATATTCAAGAAGTCCTTACTTCATAACAGTTAACGAATCAGCACAAGTAGGTTCAAAAATAGAATTAAGATTATGGAATGGTACTGGTTCAGCACCAACACCTGCAACTTATACATTTAGCAAAGCTATTGCAAGTTCAACCCAAACAGAAAACGTTTATAACATTAGCCCGTTTGTAAAAGAATACATTGACAACGTAGCACCTGATTATGCTGCAGGTGAAACTGATTCTACTACTATGTGGGTTAACGTTCAAGTTAAACGATATAAAGAAACTTCAGTAGGTACATATTCTTTATTAGACACTACAACTTATTTAGGCACTAATGGTTACACTCAATTTTTAGATGGGTATAACTACACCAATGCTTCAAATACTTTTATGTTATTATCTGATAATACAAAAGAAATTAGGTATGACATTACAAAATCTATTCCTTACGTTAACGTATTAATCAAGCCTGAAAGTGGTGATGTAATAGAAGCAAAGTATAAAGATTTAAGAGGTCGTAATGAAGTAGTAGTTGGTTACACAGAAACAAAAGGAATGCTTAAAATACCATTGACAACTACAAGTGTAAAATATAATAAAGGCAACACGTTAACTATATCTTATAACGATACTGATTATGTTTATAATGTGATGCCAATATGCGAACCTAAATATTCACCAGTTATTTGCTCGTTTATTAATCGCTTTGGTGGATGGCAGTTTTTAACGTTCTTTAAGGCACAAACTAATAATATTAATGTTAAGGGTAGTAACTTTAATTTACTGCAGGATTCAATCAATTATAACACATCTAAAGGGCAAAGCAAATCGTTTAACATTAATGGTAAGCAATCGGTAAAATTAAGTTCAGGATTTGTGCCTGAAAACTATTCTGATTTGATTCAAGATTTGTTATTAAGTGAAACGGTTTTATTGGATGGCAAACCTGTTGAAGTTAAGACACAAGCAACCACATTAAAAACTTCTTTAATGGATAGAAATATCAATTACGAAATAGAATTTGATTACGCATTTAACTTAATTAACAACGTTATTTAATGGTAACAGTAGGATTATATATTTATATAAATGGAATTGCTAAACGTGTTGAATTGTTTGATGATGAAAAGATTTCTATTACATCTTCAGTTCAAGACGTTTCTGATATTTCAAAAGTAAGAACAGATTTTAGTCAATCTTTTACAGTACCTGCTAATGATAGAAACAACGCTATCTTTTCACATTGGTACAATAATTCTATCGATGGTGGTTTTGATGCAAGAAAAAGAAAAGATGCCTATATTGAATTAGATACCATACCATTTAGAAAGGGTAAGATACAATTAGAAAAAGCTACTATCAAAAATGGTGTTCCTGAAAATTACACTATTACTTTCTTTGGCAGTTTAGTTTCTTTAAAAGATACGTTTGCAAATAAGAAATTATTTGATTTAGATTTTAGTGCTTATAATTTTACTTATACAGGTGGTGATGTAGTTGATAGGGTAACAGGTGGAATAACAAACGATGTTAAATTCCCTTTGATTACTTCAAATAGGGTTTGGTCTGAAACAGGAACGACTGATAATATAACTACTTCAGGCGGTGCAATATTAACTTCTGAATTATTTCCTGCATTACGTTTAAATAAAGTATTTGAAACAATAGAATCTGATTATGGAATTACATTTGAAGGTAATTTTTTAACTGATGCACGATTTACAAATGCCTTTTTATGGTTAAAAAATGCAGAAACATTTATACCTAAAAGTGGATTGACAAAAATAGAATTTTCTACAAGTTCAGGATTCCCTGTTGCAAGTAGATGGTTTTTAGGCAGCACGTTAACATATAATCAGCCTACTACATTTGCTAATTCATTTGTAGAACTAACTATTACAGCAGCTACTACAGGTATAGACTACTCAATTTTGCTTTATAAAAATGGTACACTATTAAATACGTTTCCTGTACCAAATAAAAATAACGCAACTAATGTATTCACTTTATTAAACTTTACATCTGATTTACCTGCAAACGTAGGAAGTTATGAATTTTATTTACAATCTGAATCACCTTTAACGTATGCAAATTCTTTAATTGTAGCTGTTACAGGATTTAGTAATGGTATTGCAAGTAAAGCTTCATCTACTACTTCAGGACTTGTAAATATTTCTTCTTTTATGCCTGATATTAAAGTAGAAGATTTTTTTAGTGGCATTTTAAAAATGTTCAATCTAACTTGTATCAGTTACGAGCAAAACGTTTACCAAATACAAGAATTAGAATCTTGGTATGCTGACGGGAATATACAAGATATTACTCAATATGTTTTAAGTGACGATGTAAGTATTGATAGATTGCAATCATATAAGAAAATCAATTTCAAATATGAAAAGTCTGAATCATTAATGAACGTTGCTTTTGCTTCAAACAACGGAACGCAATATGGTGATTTGTTAGCTGATTTAGATGCAGACGGTGGTGAATATGGTGTATCATTACCTTTTGAAAATTTATTATTTAATAAAATAACAGGTCAAAATCTTCAGGTAGGTTACGCATTGAAGCAGGATTTTAAAAACTATCAAACTAAACCAGTAATACTTTACGATTATAACACTTTACAAACTTGTAACTTTTATTTAAAATATGATACGACTACAACAAATGTAACTAATTACAATTGCTTCGGTCAAGATACTTTAATAGGTTCAACAAATTATAGTTTGAATTTTGGTAGTGAAATTAGTTCCTTGTTATTGACACCAATAGACAATAGTTTGTATAACGTTTATTATTATAATTATTTAAGTAATATATATAATATCAAATCAAGAAAGTACACATTCAAATGTCAGTTTCCAATTAGCTTATTAACAAAATTAAGATTGAACGATAGGGTAATTATACGCGATACAAGATATTTGATTGATAATATGAATTTTGATTTAACAAGTGGCGAAGTTAGTTTAACACTAATAAACGATTTTAGAATACTATGATAAAAGAAATATTGAATCTGTTAATGTTAGATAATCATTACGGACAAAGTGAAACAATAGAAATAGCTAAAGGTAAATATAAAAAACCAACAACTATAAAAGAAGCAATTAATCAAATAAAAAGACAATGGCAGACATTAAGGTAGTTAACTTACAGATTAACACAAACATAGATAACGCTTCTAAAGAGTTTGACGATTTAGCAAAATCAATTAAAGTAGTAGACAAAGCAGCTACTAATTTAGATGCTACATTTGAAGAAGTATATGGCGACTTACAGCCATTAACAACAAGAATGGGTGAAGCTGAAGATAGGCTTTACGAATTAGCTTTAGCAGGTAAGCAAGGAACTCAAGAGTTTAAAGATTTATTGACTTCTGTAGGTAACTATAGAAAGGTACAAATACAGACAGATATGGTTGTGGATAATGCTGCAACTACATTGAGTCAAAAACTAACAGGTTCATTAAATGCTGCTGCTGGTGCTTTTAGTTTAGTACAAGGTTCTATGGCTTTATTCGGTGCTGAATCTGATGATGTAGAACAAGCTATATTAAAAGTTCAATCTGCAATGGCTATTAGTCAAGGTGTAGAAACTATTGCTGAAGGTGCTAAAAGTGTACGTGCTTTAGGTACTGCAATTCAATCTACTACTATATTTCAAAAAGCATCTTCTGCTGCTCAATATGTTTGGAATGCTGCTATGGCTGCCAATCCTATTGGTATCGTAGTAGCTTCTATCGCTGCTTTATTGGTTGGTGGGTATAAACTTATTAAATTCTTTAAAGATTCATCTGACGCAAATGAAAAAGCTGCTGCATCAACTATAAAAAATACAAATGCTTTAAAGCAACAAAGTATATCTGCTGCACAATCTTCTAATAAGTTAAAAACTTATAATGACCAACAATATGCAATGGCTCAAGCTTCAGGTGCATCAAGTGAAGAGTTAAGAAAGTTAGCTTTAAAACATAAAGAAGAAGAAGTTGCTTTAAATAAAAAAAATGCAATATTAGCACAAAGTACATTTTTAAGACAAAGAGATACTTTAGCTGCTTTAAAAAATTCCGAAGCAAGTGATGAGGTAATTGCTAACCAAGAAAAGTTAGTTCAAGAAACTTATAAGTCATTTAAAAAGCAGAATGAAATACTTTCTACTTCCTATAAAGAACGTGCTGCATTAAGAAACGCAAACGCAGTAGGTGAAGTGGCTGATGAAAAAGCAAAATTAGATGAAATAAGAGAAAAAAATAAAACTGCTTATGAAAAAAGGTTAGAAGACCAAAAAGAAGCAGCTAAAAAAGCTAAAGAAGAAAGAGAGAAAGCAGCACAAGAAGAACGTGACTTTTTTATTGGAATAGAAAATGCTAATAGAGAAAGAAGAGTTTCTGAAGCTTTAGCTAAAGAAGAATCAAATGCAAAAGTTTTAGAAGCAGCAACTGCTGATGCTGATAGATTAAATGCAGAAGATGAGAATAATAAAAAAAGAAGTCTTGATAATATAGCAAGAGAAGAGGCTGAAGCTAAAGCTAAAACTGCTATTAGAATGAAAGCTTTAGATGATTTGACAAGCATATTTGGTGCTGAATCAAGAGTAGGAAAAGCTTTTTTAATTGCTAAACAATTATTACAAGCTAAAGAATTGGCTATGGAGATTTCAAAAACCATAACTTTTTCTACACAAGCTGCTGCTCGTTCTACAGTTGCTGTAGCTGAAGGAACTGCTCAAACTGCTAAAATAGGTTTTCCGCAAAACATACCAATGTTAATAGGATATGCTGCACAAGCAGCAGGAATATTTGGAGCAATTCGTTCGGCTGTTAAAAGTGCAAAATCATCTGTAGCTTTACCATCAATGCCTTCTATATCTGAAGGTGGTATGTCAAGTTCACCTGCTTCAGTTGCTCCTACATTTAACGTAGTAGGTACTTCAGGACAAAATCAAATAGCACAAAGTTTAGGCAATCAAGCACCTGTTAAAGCTTATGTAGTAAGTAACGATGTTACAACCGCACAAAGTTTAGATAGAAATATTGTGAACACAGCTACGATAGGTAACTAACAAAAACCAAATAATTTAATTTATAAATAAAAATAAAATGCGAATAGTAGAATTAATTATAGACGAGAAAGAAGACTTGAGTGGTGTTGAAGCTATTTCAGTTGTAGAATTTCCTGCAATAGAAGAAAACTTCATAGCACTTAACCAACAATTACAATTAGCTAAAGTGGATGATGAAAAACGTATCTTAATGGGTGCTGCTTTAATTCCAAACAAAAATATTTACAGACGTAATGGTGAAGATGAATATTATATTTTCTTTTCAGATGCAACTGTAAAAAAAGCAAGTGAATTATTCTTAATGAATAGCAACCAAAACAACGCTACATTAGAACACCAAAAAAAGATAAATGATTTATCAGTAGTTGAATCTTGGATTGTAGAAGATACTGAAATGGATAAGTCTAAAAAGTATGGTTTAAACGCTCCAGTAGGAACTTGGATGGTTAGTATGAAAGTAAACAATGATACTATTTGGAATGACTTTGTAAAAACAGGTAAGGTAAAAGGATTTTCTATTGAGGGAATGTTTGCTGATAAATTAGAAATGAGTTTGCAAAAAGAACAAGAAGAAGAATTAATAAACAAAATAAAAGAAATAATTGTTAAACATAATCTATAAAATAATGGGTAAATCTACAAGTCCGAAAGGCGGTAAAAGAGGTTGTCTTGGAAAAGATGGCAAGTATGCAATTGAAAACTGCACAGGAGAATTACAAGAACAAGGAATTGGTTCAACTGTATCACAAGGTGGTGCTACTATCACTGTAGTTGACGGTGTAAAAACTATTGTTAGAAGTAACGGCTAATTTATAACAAATAAAAATAATATTATTTATAAACAAATTAAATATTTTAAAAATGAGTGTAATCAATGAAATCAAAACTCTTTTGGGTATGGAAGTAAAACTTGCTCAAATGAAACTTGAAAACGGTACTGTTTTGGAAGCTGAAGCTTTTGAAATGGATATGCCTGTTTTTATAGTTAATGGTGAAGATAGAATTGCAGTACCTGTTGGCGAATACAAACTTGAAGATGGTAATATCTTAAAGGTAGACGTTGAAGGAATTATTGCATCTATTGAAATGCCTGAAGAAGAAATGCCTGAAGCTGAAGAAGAAGTTGCTTCTCCTGCTGAAGAAGAGGTTGTTGTTGAAGCTAATGCTGAAGCTACACCTAAAAAGATTGTAGAATCAATCACTAAAGAAATGTTCTTTTCTGAAATTGAAAAATTAAGAAATGAAATTGCTGAATTGAAAGGTGTAAAACTTTCTGCAGATGAAGAAGACAAAACTGATGAGGATTTAAAATCTAAAGAAGTTGAATTAAGTGTTGAACCATTAACACATTCACCTGAAGTAAAAGCACCACAAGTTCAAAAATTCGCATCTAATCGCCAATTAACTACTCAAGATAGAGTAATGGCAAAACTTTTTAATTAATAATAATAAACTAAATAAATAAAAATGGCTACTACTACAAGTATTACTACCACTTATGCAGGAGAATTTGCTTCTAAATATATCTCTGCTGCTTTATTATCTGCTTCTACTATTGAAAATGGTGGAATTGAGGTAATGCCTAATGTTAAGTACAAATCTGTAATTCAAAAAATTGCTACAGATGGTATCGTTAAAGATGCTACTTGTGATTTTTCTGCTACATCTACTGTAACATTAAGCGAAAGAATCATCACTCCTGAAGAATTCCAAGTGAATCTTCAATTATGTAAAAAAGACTTTCACGCAACTTGGGAAGCTGTATCTATGGGATACTCTGCTTTTGATTCATTACCGCCAAGTTTTGCTGATTTCTTAATTGCACACGTTGCTGCTAAAGTTGCTGAAAAAACAGAACAAAACATTTGGAAAGGTGTAACTGCTAATGCAGGTGAATTCAACGGATTTGCTACATTATTAGCTTTAGATGCTGCTTTACCTGCTGCTCAAGAAATTGCAGGTACTACAGTTACTGCTTCTAACGTTGTTGCTGAATTAGGTAAGATTGTTGATGCAATCCCTGCTTCACTTTACGGAAAAGAAGATTTGTACTTATACGTTTCTCAAAACATTGCAAGAGCTTACGTTCGTGCTTTAGGTGGATTTGGCGCTTCAGGATTAGGTGCTAATGGTACAAACGCTCAAGGTACACAATGGTTTAACAATGGTTCATTATCTTTTGATGGTGTTAAAATCTTTGTTGCAAACGGATTAGCTGCTAATACTGCTATCGCTGCTGAAAAATCTAACTTATTCTTCGGTACAGGTTTGTTATCTGACCAAAATGAAGTACAAGTTATTGATATGGCACCAATTGATGGTTCTCAAAATGTACGTGTAGTAATGAGATTTACTGCTGCAGTTCAATACGGAATCGTAGAAGATATCGTAACTTACGGAATCACAAACTCTGCTAACTAAAAATTAGCTTTTTTAAAATGAAAGGGGAGGTAAAATGCCTTCCCTTTTTTTTATTAACTTATAAAAATATAAAAAATGGCTTGTGAAATCGCTTTAGGTAGAACAGAAAAATGTAAAGACGCAGTAGGTGGTCTTAAGGCAGTTTACTTTGTAAATTGGGGAGATATGACAGGAGTAACTTATGATGAAACTAATACAGATGCTATTGATGCTGTAGCAGGTTCACCAAGTGCTTATAAATATGAATTGAAAGGTAATAGTTCATTTGAACAAGCAATTACTTCTTCAAGAGAAAATGGTACTACATTCTTTGAACAAACTTTGAATTTAACTTTAAAGAAATTGTCAATTGTAGACCACAAACAAATTAAATTACTTTCTTATGGTAGACCACAAGTAGTAGTTGAGGACAACAACGGAAACTTATTCCTTTGCGGATTAGAACACGGTATGGAAGTATCAGGTGGTACTATTGTAACAGGTGCTGCTATGGGTGATTTGTCAGGATATACTTTGACATTATCAGGACAAGAACCTGTACCTGCAAACTTCTTGACTACTACTTTAACTGCTGCTGGTTTCACTGTAGTTTCAGGGTCATAATTGTTTGTTTTTTTGATTGGAAAAGGGGTGGCTTCGGCTACCCTTTTTTTGTTTTAAATAACAATAATTCAATAGATTTATTATTAAATAAAAAAAAGAATGATAATCTTAAAAGAACAAGAAGCTGCACAAGTTTTAAAATTCATACCTCGTAGTTATGGTGCTGATACTATTGTATTAAGAAACGAAACTACTAATGAAGTACAGACTATTTCTGCATCATTTGCTTTAGATAAATATTATTTGACAACTACTACTGCTTTTGATTTATTACAGAATACATTTTATAATTTAACTATTAAAAATGGTGCTGAAGTGGTTTACAAAGATAAAGTTTTTTGCACTAATCAAAATATAGTTAACTATACAGTCAACAAAGATGAATATGTAGCACACGCTACAAATAACGATTTTATAATTTATGAGTAATATATCAATTGTAAATTTAAGTGCTTATACAAGCCCTGTAATTCAAGAAAACAAGAAGTCAGACTATATTGAGTATGGTGTAGATAATAACTACTTTCAATACTTAATTGATAGATATCTGTATTCAGCTACAAACAACGCTATTATCACAGGTGTTACCAATATGATTTATGGTAAAGGATTAGATGCATTAGATTCTAATCGTAAACCTAATGAATATGCACAGATGCGTAGTATCATTAAAGGTGATATGTTAAAGAAAGTAGCTATGGAGCGTAAAATGCTCGGAATGGGTGCGATGCAAGTTGTAATGGAAAAAGGCAAAGTTAAATCTATTGACCATTTCCCAATGAATACATTAAGAGCAGAAAAATGCAATGATAAAGGAGAAATTGAAGCTTGGTATTATTACCCTGATTGGACAAAAAAGAAACCTTCTGAACAAGCTAAAAGAATTCCTGCGTTTGGATTCGGAAATGGTAATGAAGTTGAAATGTATGTGGTACATCCTTATGTTAGTGGATTTCATTATTACACACCTATTGATTATTCAGGTGCTTTGCCTTATGCTAAATTAGAAGAAGAAGTAAGCGATTACTTGATTAATGATGTTCAAAACGGATTTTCAGGAACTAAAGTAATTAACTTCAACAATGGTATTCCTTCTGAAGAAATGCGTGACAAAATCAAACGTGACGTATTATCTAAAATCACAGGTTCAAGAGGTGAAAAAGTAATTGTAGCTTTTAATGCTAATGCAGAATCTAAAACTACAGTAGAAGATATACCTTTGAATGATGCACCTGCACATTATGAATATTTATCTAAAGAATGTTTTGAAAAGTTAATTGTAGGACATAGAGTTACATCACCAATGCTTTTGGGTATTCGTGACACAGGCGGTGGTTTAGATAACAATGCAGATGAAATTAAAACCGCTACTTTGTTATTTGATAACATAGTAATTAAACCTTACCAACTTGAATTGATTAATGCTATTGATGAAATTTTAGCAGTAAATGATATTAGCTTAAAATTATACTTCAAGACTATACAACCTTTAGAATTTGTAGATGCTTCAGGAATGAATGCAGAAACTGCTGAAGAAGAAACAGGTATTAAAATGTCTGCACATACAGACCCAATTATTGCAAACGCTTTAATTGATAAAGGCGAACAATTAGGTGAAGAATGGGTTTTGATTGATGAAACTGAAGTAGACGTAGAATCTGAAGAAGATTTAGATGCTGAAATTGAATCTTTAAATAATCCTAAAAAGAAAGAATTGTCTTTAATTCAAAAACTTGCAACTGCTATTACAGGTAGACCAAACGCAAAGAGTTCACAAGATGAAAATGTAGATGGAATTAGATTCATTACAAGATATAAATATTCAGGTGCTGAATCAGGTGAAAGAGAATTTTGCAATAAGATGTTAAGTGCTGATAAACTTTACAGAAAAGAAGATATAGTAAACACTAATTCTAATTTTGTAAATGCAGGTCAAGGTCACAAAGGATTACCTTATGATTTATTCTTATACAAAGGTGGAGTTAATTGTAAGCACAAATGGTTAAGACAAACTTATGTTTCATTTGATAACGTAAAAATTGATGTTACCAATCCTAATGCAACACAAATTAGTACAAACAAGGCAGAAAAATATGGCTATAGAGTTAGAAATCCTAAAGAGGTTGCTATGACACCATACGATATGCCAAATCACGGACATCATCCTGACTATAATAAAGAAAATTAAAATATGGCTCAAGCATTATTTGTAACAAGAGAAGATATAGTTAAATACACAGTAATGAATGGAAACGTTGATACGGATAAATTTATTCAGTTTGTAAAAATAGCACAGGATATTCATATTCAAAACTATTTAGGAACTAAACTATATGATAAAATAAACGATGACATCGTAGCAGGTACTTTAGCAAGTCCATATACAACGCTTTTAAGCAAGTATATTAAACCAATGGTAATACATTGGGCTATGGTAGAATATTTGCCTTATTCGGCCTATACAATAGCTAATAAAGGTGTATATAAACATAATAGTGAGAATAGTACAAACGTAGAAAAGAATGAAGTAGATTTCTTAATTGAAAAAGAACGTGATGTAGCACAACACTATACTAATAGATTCTTGGATTATATCTGTTATAACACAGCAACGTTTCCTGAATATAACACTAATTCAAATGGGGATATGTTTCCTGATTCTGAAGCTAATTTTGTAAGTTGGGTACTATGATAAAAAAAGAAACTTACAAACCAAAAGCGGTAAACGTAAAAAAACTGCAACTATTTTTAAATAAGATAAAAGATAAAAAATGAGTTTACAATTTAAACATATAAAAGGCGATACTTTTGATGAAGTTGCTTTTCAATTAAAGATTAATGACAGTGCGGTTAATTTAACTGGTGCAGTTATTAAGATGCAATTAAGAAAATGTTATACAGATACAACCGCTGCTTTATCACTTACTTCAGTTTCTTCTGCAGGTATTACAATTACCAATGCATCAGAAGGTAGATTTAAAATTAACACACAAATTATAGACATAGAAGTTTACAATTATGTATATGACATTCAAATTACTTTATCAAGTGGAGTGGTTAAAACGTATGTACAAGGTGGGTTCAATATTACTAACGAAGTAACAAGATAAAAAAATGGGTGATGATATTACTATTGGTGTAACTGAAATTGTAAATAATATTGAAGTTGCAGCACAACCAAACGACCAAATCGTAGATATAAGCGTAATTGATAATGCAGATGATGTTACTTTAAACATAACACCTACTGTAATTGAAATCAATATTAACAAAGGTAGTTCTTACGCTAAATGGGGCGATATATTAGGCACACTATCTGACCAAACTGATTTACAATCTGCTTTAGATTTAAAAGCTAATTTGGTAGGTGGTAAAGTTCCTGCTTCAGAATTGCCTTCTTATGTAGATGACATTATTGAAGTAGCTAATTACGCTGCTTTACCTACTACAGGTGAAACAGGTAAAATATACGTTACATTAGACAACAATAAAATCTATCGTTGGAGTGGTTCTATTTATATAGAAATAGCTGCTAATAACGCTGTATGGGGTTCTATTACAGGAACATTAAGTAGTCAGACTGATTTACAAAATGCTTTAAATGCTAAATTTGATGACCCAACAGGCGATACTACACAATATATAGCAGGTGATGGTTCTTTAATCACGTTCCCTGTAGCGGGTCAAGCGGGTACTTTAGTTCGCCAAGTAAGAAATACTACAGGTGCTACTTTAACAAAAGGAACTATAGTTTATATCAATGGTGCTAATGGTAATAAGCCAACTATAGCAAAAGCTATTGCTACAGGTGATTCTACATCGGCACAGACATTTGGAATGTTACAAGCTGATTTGGCTAATAATTCTAACGGATATGTAGTATGCGTTGGTGATATTGTAGGTTTAGATACTTCAGCAATTACTGAAGGAACACAATTATATTTATCTTCTACTACAGCGGGTGCTTATACTACTACAAAACAAGTAGCTCCTGCACATTTAGTATATATTGGTGTTGTTACACGTTCACATCCAACTTTAGGACAGATAGAAGTTAATATTCAGAATGGTTACGAATTAGACGAAATTCACGATGTATTAATTACTTCTAAATCGAACAATCAGTTTTTAGTATATGAAAGTGCAAGTTCACTTTGGAAAAATAAATCTTTAGGTACTGTATTAGCAGGTACAAGTTCGCAATTTCTCAAAGGAGATGGTTCTTTAGATTCTAATACTTATGCTTTAACAAGTCAATTGCACGATGCGGTAACTATTGGAACTGCAAATGGATTGTCTTTATCTACTCAAGTTTTAAGTTTAGGTCTTGCAAGTAGTTCAGCAAATGGTGCTTTAAGTTCTACAGATTGGACTACATTTAATGGAAAACAAGCCGCTTTAAACGGAACAGGTTTTGTAAAAATTTCAGGAACTACAATTTCTTATGATAATAGTACATACGCTTTAGATAGTGTAGTTGTTAAATTGTCAGGAAGTCAAACTATTTCAGGTGTAAAAACCTTTAGCAATATGCCTATTTTATCTGCTGCAAGTGGTGTTAATGGTCAAATTGTTTATGCTGATGCAAGTAATCAATTAAAAACGATAACAAACTTTAAGTATAACGATGCTACAGGTGTTTTAACTACACAATTAGGCGATTTAGGTTCTAATGCTTATACATCTACTGCTTATGTACCAACTGCAAGAACTTTAACAATAAACGGAACTACTTTTGATTTAAGTGCAAATAGAAGTTGGACTATTTCTGCAGGTATTTCAGGTTCAGGAACTACAGGCAAAATTCCATTATATACAGGTTCAACTGCGTTAGGTGATAGTAGCTTTACAGAATTTTCAACTTATGTAAATTTAACTAAACCGCTTACTATTGCTTATTCTACTGCTACATCAGGACAAGGTTTAAATTTATCTTTAAATAATTCAGGAAGTACAGGTACTACTTTATATTTATATAATGCAGGTACAGGTAATTTAGCACAATTTCAAAAATCAGATAATACAACTGCTTTTTTAATTAATGCTTCAGGTAACGTAGGAATCGGAACTTCAAGTCCTTATGCTAAATTAGAAATAGTAGGAGCAGCTACAACTTATTCAAATTCGCCTTCGATTGTATTAACTGATAATGCAGGAACTTCAGATAGTAGAAGATGGTTAATTGGTAACGTTGCTACAGATTATGGTTCATTAAATTTTGCTGTATCTTCAACAAATTCAGATGCACCAACAAATTCTAAAATGACTATTACAAAGGCAGGAAACGTTGGAATTGGAACCACAAGTCCTGTATCAGCATTGCAAGTAGGTTCAGGTACTGTTTCAAGTATACCTTCTTGGGTAAAGATTTTATCTACAGGTTCTTCAGATACAGGTATAGCTTCAGCTATAAATAATAAAGCAATTTATTTATATAACAACGGAAGCACATTAAAATTAGATGCATATGATTATTCAGCTTCAGCTGCTTTAGATGTACAAATAGGTGGTAATGGTGGTAAGATTTTATTAAGTGGTGGCAACGTAGGAATTGGAACTACAAGTCCTATAAGTCCACTAACTGTACAAGCAAATTCTTCGGCTCAAGGTATAACTATTCTAAATAGAAGTTCTGATGATTTTGCTAACTTAAATTTTTATAATTATGCTGGGAATTCACCTTTAGGTGGTATTGGAAATTCCAACGGTAGAATTAGAATTATGTCTGGTGGGATAGGCGATACTTATGAAAGATTAACTATATCTTCAGGCGGCAACGTAGGAATAGGTACAGCAATTCCGAGTACAATTTTATCAGTTGAGGGAACAAATCAAATTTCACATAAATATAACGGTGGTGGTGGAAGTTCTGCTCCTTTATATATTGGGCAATTTGATAGTTCAGGTAATGTTTCTATAAACAATGCTGCAAATGCTGATTTATGGATTGGAACTAATAATTCAAGAGCAATGACTATTAAGTCAGGTGGTAATGTATTAATTGGAACTACAGCAAATACTTATGTTTCAAGACTTGTTCTTGATGGTGCTGTTGATAATAATACTTTAGAATGTAAACATACAGGAACGGGAAGTGTTTATAATGTTATTTTTGTAAATGGAAATGGATATGTTGGAGATATTAGAACAAATGGTTCTTCTACATCATTCAATACAACTTCAGATTATAGACTAAAACAAGATTTACAACCTATAAATGGATTGGATTTAGTTTCACAAATTAAAGTTTATAATTATCAGTGGAAAGTAGATGAATCACGTTCTTATGGAGTTTTAGCTCACGAATTACAAGAGGTTGTACCACAAGCAGTAAGTGGAGAAAAAGACGCTGAAGAAATGCAATCAGTAGATTATTCAAAATTAGTACCTATTTTAGTTCAAGCGATTCAAGAATTAAAAGCAGAAATAGAAATTTTAAAAACAAAATAATATGACACAATTTAAGTGGATAATTTCAGCAATGGAATGTATCAAAAAAGATGGCGATTTACAAGATGTAGTTATCACAATTCATTGGCGTTATGCAGCTACAAAAGATGAGGTTAGTACAGATGTTTACGGGGCTACTTCTATGCCTTTGCCTACAGGTGAAGATTTTACACCTTATGAAGAACTAACAAAAGACCAAGTTTGTGGATGGTTAGAAGCTACATTAGATGTTCCTGCAATGGAAGAAAATTTAGACAAGCAATTGGACTTGCTAATTAACCCTGTTAATGTAACTTTACCACCACCATTTAGCAACTAAAAACAAAAGTAACTTTATGTTATTTTTAAGTAAATTAAATAAACAATAAAAAAATAAACAATTATGGAAACTAAACAAGCAATCGAAATTTTAGTAACAGTAGCACACTTGGCTCAAAAAGGTGGTTTATTACAATTAGCAGATGCAGTAGCAGTAGCACAAGCTATTAATACTTTAGCACCTAAAGAAGAAGTAATAGAAGAATAAGAATAAACATTTAAAATGAAATATATTAATTATTTTTTTGCTTCATTAATTTTATTATTTGTACCTATCTACGGTTTATTAATAGCCGTAGGTAGTGCAATAATTTTAGATACTTTTACAGGTATATTTAAAAGCATAAAACTTGAAGGGTTACAATCAATAAGAAGTAGAAAATTAAGCAATGTAATTTCTAAAATGGCATTATACGAAATATGTATAGTGTTCTTATTCTTAATTGACAAATTTGTTTTAAATGAATTCGTAAAACAAGCTTTTGGTTTTGACTTTATGTTCACCAAGATTTGTGCTATACTATTAATCTTTGTTGAATTAGTATCTATTAAAGAAAACATTGAAGCTTCATTTAAAGTTGATATTTGGCAGTTATTAAAAACAGCATTTAACAGGGCTAAAGAAATAAAAGCAGACTTCAATGAAATTAAGCGATAAAGGTTACGAGTTAATAAAAAAGTTTGAAGGATATAGTGACAGACCTTACAAATGTCCTGCAGGAATATCTACAATCGGGTATGGTAATACTTACTACCCAAACGGAACTAAAGTTAAAATTACAGACAAACAAATCACAAGAGAATACGCTAATGAAATATTAGCACATACTGCTGATGAATTTGCTGAAGATGTATTGAAACTTGTAAAGTCAAAAATAACTGTAAACCAGTTAAACGCATTAACTTCTTTTGCGTATAATGTAGGCGTAGCTAATTTACAAAAATCTACTTTGTTAAAATTGGTTAACATCAACCCAAATGATGGTAATATAGCTAAAGAGTTTTTAAAGTGGAATAAAGCAAATGGTAAAGTTCTAAATGGTTTAACAAATAGACGCATTGCTGAATCAGCATTATACTTTACTAAATGAAAGTAATAGTATATATCATATGTGGTGCACTTTTTTTTAGTTGTGCTTCAAGAAAAGTAGATGTTTCTAAAACAGAAACAAAAACCAATACAGATTCTATAGCTATCACAAAAATAGATAGCACTTCAATTATAAACAAAAATGTTTATTTTACAGAAAACACTACAGAATTAGAAATAAAACCATTGAATGATAGTTTACCTATCGTAATAGATGGTACAAGCTATTTTAACGCTGTTTTAAAGTATAAAAAGCAAAACAAAGTATTAGTAGATACAAGTAAGATAATAGTGTCTAAAAAGGTGTTAAAACAAGTTTCTAAATCAAAGCAAGAAACTAAAAATATAAAAGAAAAGCACATAGATAAAAAAGTAAACAATTTTGTTTATTTATGGCTTCTACTTATTCCAATTGGAATGTATATCTATAGACAAATTAAAAATAAACTTTTATTGTAATGGCTAAAAAACAAACTGAAGTATCTGCTAAATTAGAGATTAAAATCTCAAGACCTTGTGTACATTCAAAGTCTAAAACTTCTTCGCTTAAAAGCAGTAAAAACTACAAGAAAAAATACGCAGGTCAAGGTAGGTAAGTTTGCACACCTCGCCTTGTTGTAATTCTTTGTTCTTGTTTACTTTTTTCTCTTGCGTTTAGAATCTTTTTTTGTTTTTGTCTTTTTATTTATTCTTTTAGTTAAATTCTAAATGCTTAAGTTTTGAGAACAAGGCAAAGTTAGTTGTTTTTTTTGACATAGTAAATAGATAAAAACGCAAAGTTATTTACAAATTGTTAATATCTATTAATTACATTTGAATATGGAAAAGAAACCTAAAAAACCTACAAGGACTTCTATAGTTAAAAAGCTTGATACAGTCTTTAGTATATATATAAGACGCAGATATGCGGTGAATGATATATCTAAATGTGTTACTTGTGGTAAAGAAGACCACTGGAAAAGTTTACAATGTGGACACTTTATGTCACGCAAACATCTATCTACAAGATGGAATGAAGACAATTGCCAAGTACAATGTGCAGGATGCAACGTATTTCGATACGGGGAACAATACATATTCAGTCAATATCTTGGTGATAAGTTAGCCAATGAACTATACATTAAATCAAAAGAAACTTGTAAATTTACAGACGTAGAACTACAAGAACTAATTGAACACTACACACAACTAAATAGTCTTTTCTGATTTCTCTTTATAATTTGGTTAATGTTAAATTGGGCTACTTTAAACGGTAGCCCTTTTTTTGGCAAAAGTGTTAAAGAAATGTTAAAATTTAAAATCATAGTATTTTATCTAAAATGAATTTATACATTTGCTTCATCAAACAATAACAAATAGAAATTATGAAAGCAATCAAAACATTTTTAACAAAAGCAAATTACCAAATTTTATTCGCACAAGCATTAGCCTTGTATTTTTTAATCCAAATAATTTTAAGATACTAATGAAAGATTTAATCGACTTTAACAGATTTCAAATAGAAGCACTACAAGCAGAAATTTGTAAACTAAAACAGGAAAACAATTTACTATCTACTTATTGCTTTGAAGCATTAGAAGAAGGAATTACACAAGAGTACAAAACATTAATCAAACAACAAATTTACCAATTAAAACAAAACTAATTATGAAAAAATACGAATTAATTTGGGATGATGAAAAAATGGTATTAAGTAGAACTAATGATGGTTTTAATGCTTTAGAATTATTAGGTGTTTTAGAAATAACTATTCAATCAATTAAAGACCAAATGACAGGTAAAGATACTACACCTATAAAAACAATTAAAAAACAAATAAAAAACTAATTATGAAAGAATTATCATTAAACGAAAAATTAAGCAGAATTCAAATTGAATTTAAAGCTAACAAGTCAAGGTTTAACAGCTTTGGAAAATATAATTTTAGAAGTGCTGAAGATATATTAGAAGGTTTAAAACCATTCAACGAAAAGTATGGTGTATCTTTTACAATTACAGAAGAATTAGTAACCAATGATTTTGTAGCTAATACAATTCCTATGATGAAATCAACCGCAACTATATTTGACAACAATGGTATTAATGAATTAAGTGCTACTGCTATTGTAGGGGTAGATTTAAACCAAAAAGGTATGCAAGTACCTCAACAATTTGGTTCAGCTTCTTCTTATGCTAAAAAGTATGCTTTAGGAAACCTATTATTAATTGACGATACACAAGACGCTGACGCTGCTAACAAACACGACAAAACAGATAGCGCAAATAATGCACCAACTGATGACAAAAAGTGGCTAAACAAAAACACACCTGAATTTAGTAAATCAATTGAATACTTAAAAGGTGGTGGTAATATAGAAGCTATTGAAAAAAAGTATAAATTAGCCAAAGCAGTTAAGGACGAATTATTAAAAGTAAAATAAGATATGAGAAACATACACGTATTACCAACAGAGAAACCGAGTAAACTATTCTACAATGTAGGAGGAGCTTTATTATTTACAGATTATGAAAATTATAACGGTGTTAATATCTGCATCACTTCTGATGAAGAAATTAAAGTAGGAGATTATGTTATTAATTCTGCAGCTTCATATGTATTTCAACATTATTTTGCAGAAGGTAATCTTTATAAAGAATGCAAAAAAATCATCCTAACAACAGACCAAGACTTAATCAAAGATGGTGTACAAGCTATTGATGATGATTTCCTTGAATGGTTTGTTAAGAATCCAAGTTGTGAGTTTGTTGAGATTGATAATAGACCAAAAGTATCTTCATTTGAAAAAGGTTTTATGATAGACAATCCTAATTACAACAAAATCATCATTCCAAAAGAAGAAGCTAAACAAGAAGGTTACATTTGTCCACATACTAAATTACAATGTGATAATGAATGTTGTGTAAGTGCATCAGATTGCCATATAAAAACAACAATAGGTATTATATCAGAACCTAAACAAGAAACACTTGAAAACATTTTTAATTGGAAACCTATTTATGCAAGTTCACGCAAGCAAGAAACAATTGAACAAGCATCAGAATACTACGCACATAACTATTTTTATATGCACGTAACAAATGACTATAAAGCACTAAAACAGGGGTTTGAAGCAGGCGTTAAATGGCAACAAGAACAAGACAAGAATACGTATAGTGAAGATGATATTAGTACAGCAATTGCTATGTATTTAGAAAATAAATCATTCTCTGAAATTATTAAACAACTTAAAAACAAATAAGATATGGAAAATTTAACATTAGGAACATCGCAAACTTACACTAACGACCCTATCAATAATTTAGAAACTACTACTAATAATTTTAACATAGCGCATACAAGTGCAACAACTGCTGGATATATGTGGACTAATCCTACAAGATTAGAAGTACGTGAATTATCAGATAGTATTGAGATTATTTACGAGGAAACATCATTTATGAATTTTACAATTTATCCTTCACCACCACCTGAAAAAAGATACTTTAAAATTGTATTTAGTTGTGTAGATGGTAAATGGAATAAATCTGAAAGAATATACGGAGAAAAAATTGAACGTGAAGAATATTTTGAATTTAAAAACAAATAAGATATGAGAAATACATCATTAAGCAACAATAAATCAATAAATTCTATTGGTTTTATGAAAGATGTTCCTGCAACAATTATTTACGATTATAGTACTAAATGGTTTGAACAACTTAAATACAAATAAGAAATGATAGAATTACTTTGTAGCATTATCATTGCTCTGCCTATATGGTTAGTTGCATTAGAGTTAAGACAGATGAATAAATTTAAAAACAAATAAGATATGAAAACATTAATACCAATGACCAGCTTTGTGTTGGAACAAGAACAAAACAAGAATAAGTATAGTGAGGAAGATATGTTAAAAATGCTTCGCAAATTTGGCTTTGATTATACTTACAACTACAAAGGAGAAAAAACTATTTACGAATGGATACCTGAATGGTTTAAAGAATACAAAAGATTAGAACAACTTAAAAACAAATAAGATATGAAATCAATAACAAGGTCAGTAATTAAGTTGTCAGAACTTCCTGAACACTTACAAAAAGCTACAATATTTAAAGGACATAAAATACACACTTATGCAGAATTTCATATTGATGATTCAGAAAAAGATGAATTAACAATGTGGTTAATAGATAAGTATCCTACAATAAAACGTAAGATTAGCTTTTTAATTCATATAGATAAATAATAAACAGGGTAGCCGAAAACTGAATAGAGTAGGCAAAGTAAACAATCAAAAAATAATAATTATGGGTGCATTAATTAATGTAAGTTTAAGAGTAGACAAATTACCAAAAGAAAAATTTGTTGCTGGTAAAGATGGCGCAGTTTATTACAACTTCACTATTGGAGTAAATGACGAAGCTAACCAGTTTGGGCAAAATGTTTCTTTAACAGATTCACAAACCAAAGAAGAGCGTGAAGCTAAAAAAGCTAAAAACTACATCGGTAACGGGTCAGTAGTTTGGACAGATGGTAACATTGTAGCTGTAAAAAAAGAGCAACCTGCAACTGCTAAAGAAGTAGCTTCAGATTTACCTTTCTAAATTAATTGGGTGCAGTATAGGGATATCGCTGCACCCTTTTTTAATCAAAATTATATGAAAACAGTTAATTCAATTTCAGGTGGTAAAACATCAGCATACATAGCAGCTAATTATCCTGCAGACTACAATATTTTTTCTTTAGTTAGAATTGAAGATACTGATAACTTATGGATGAAAGGAAAAGATGAAAATACAAGGCAATTAATATCTGATAAATTAGGAAAAGAGTTCATTGGTACTGCTGAAATGGATGAAATAATTTACACTATTTTAGATTTAGAGCAGTTTATTGGTTCAGAAATAACTTGGATAACAGGAAACACATTTGAAGAAGTTATAAAACAGAATTACAATTACCTTCCAAATAAAATGACAAGGTACTGCACTGTAGAAATGAAACTAAAACCTATATTTAATTGGTTAAGAGAAAATACAGAATTACCTGTAGAAATGAGAATAGGATTTAGACCGAATGAATTATCTCGTGCTGAAGGAGTTTTAAAACGTGCAGATGAAAATGGTTTAGAATTATTTGATGCAGTTATAGGTAAAGCAGGTAGCAGAAATAAATGGGGAAAAGTTCCATATAGATACTGCAAGTTTCAATTAATTGAAAATAATATTCAAAAAGATATAATTTACAACTATTGGAATGATAAAAAAGTTAGATTTGCATATAGAAATAATTGCGTAGGATGTGTTAATAGACAACCTTTGATGATTTCACATATGGCAAGTAAAGATTTAGAAAAGATTAAATGGTTTGAAAAGCAAGAATTGAAAACAGGGAATAGATTTTTATCAGATGTTTCTTTTACTCAAATATTAAAATTTGGTATGCAAGAAAATTTATTTACTGATGAAGATTTTAACGAATGTGATTCAGGTTTTTGTGGAATATAACAACATAACAAATTATGGAATTAGATAAAGATGCAGTACAACTTCTTATGGAGATGTATGAAGATGAATTAAGAATAGACCCAACACAAAAAATAGAACATCCTGAACCGGCTTTATCTTTAGGTACAAAAACATACGAAACAAAAGATGGTGTAAAAGAATTCCCTTTACCATTAGGAACATACGGAAACTTTAGCTTTGTACAAGCACCTCCTAAAAGCAAAAAGACATTCTTTATTTCACTTTTAAGTGCAGTTTATATGAAAGGTAGACTTGACGCATTCGGTGGAGAATTACAAGGTTACAGCAACGGAAAACACCTGATACATTTTGATACTGAACAAGGGAACTTTCACGCTCAAATGGTTTTTAGAAGACCAATTGATATGACTGAAATAGACACAAAGAAATATCATACGTTTGCACTACGTCAATTAGGATTTAAAGAACGCATACAATTTATAGAATGGTACTTGTATGACAAATTAGAAGGTAAAGATGTAGGTTTAGTAATTATAGATGGTGTAGCGGATTTATGTAGTGATGTAAATAATATTGAAGAATCAAATGCGGTAGTTCAAAAGCTAATGAAGTGGTCAAAAGAATTGAATTGCCACATTATAACAGTTATTCATAGTAACTTTGGTTCAGATAAACCTACGGGGCATTTAGGTTCATTTTTAGAAAAGAAAACAGAAACACAAATACAATTAGAACTTAACACAGTAAACAAAGACTTGGTAACTGTAAGCTGTAAAAGAAGTAGAAACGCATCATTTGAAACTTTCTCTTTCAAAGTAAATAACTTTGGATTGCCACAAGTAGAAGGAGCAGTTTACGACCCATTAAAAGGTGTGTTTTAAATTGTTAATAACTTTTAATTATATTTACAAAATGAAAACAACTATTAAAAACCAAATTCAGGAATTAAAAAATACAGCATCAAGAACAGGATTGGTATTCTGTGATAATAAAGTTATGTTTTCTTTTGTGCAAGATGTACTTTTAAAGTTAGAACAGATAGAAGATTTAATTGAATTAGAAAACGAATTACATTTTACAGATGTAGCTGATGCAGTTAAGAATATGTACAAGAAGGATGAGAACCTTACACACGTTTATGTTAACTTTCAGGTTCGACCTGTAGAAGTAGAAAAAAAGTTTGGTGTAATTGATGCTAAATTATACCTATAAAAATATTAGTTTAGAATAGTCAGAAAAGAAAAATTGATTATTAATTTAAACTATTTATATGATTACAATTTTATTTGCTATTGCAGCAGTTTGTTGGATTGTCCTAATGATGATTCAAAAGTATGGAGGTGAATTAATTATAAACCCTATTATTGGTTTTATGGTTGGATGGCTATACGATGGTGAAGAAGAAGATGGTGTAACTAATCACACTATTCAAGTTCTTTTAGGTGTAATATGTTTTACTATAGTTTGGGAAACTTATGAGTAATCAATGGTTAGCCAAGGTGGCACAGTACCATAACGATTGGGTAAAAGTTATTCAAACATTTGGAGAATATGACTACGCTGAAGACATAGTACAGGAATCTTATATTGCACTATGGAAATATGCAGATGCTGATAAATTAATTGATGCAAATGGTGAGGTAAGAAAGGGATATATGTACTTCACACTACGTTCTTTATTTTATCAATACTATAACAAAAAGAAAAAGATTAATAAAGTTTCTTTTGATGGATGTTGGGAATTGTTTGATGATTCAAATATAGAAGAACATAAGGCATATAATGATATATGTATGCTGATAGATGAAGAAATAAAGAATTGGGATTGGTACGATAGAAAACTATTTAAGCTATACAGGGACACAGATTTATCTATGCGTGATATAGCTAAAGAAACTAATATTAGTTTAATTTCAATATTTAATTCAATTAAAAATTACAAGATTATTTTGAAAGAAAAGTTTGAAAATGATTATCAAGAATATATTAATAACGACTATAATATGATGTACTAATGGCAAAAAGAAAAACACCTGCTCGTGGATTAGGGGATACCATAGAGCAAATTACAGAAGCAACAGGAATAAAGAAAGTTGTAGAAGTATTCAGCAAAGCAACCGGATTAGATTGTGGTTGCGAAGAACGTAAAGCAAAACTAAATAACTTAATTCCATATAGAAGAAAAGTTAATTGCTTAACAGAATCAGACTATGAAGCATTAAAACCTTTTGTTTCACCAAAGAAAGGTAGTTTAACACCAAACGAACAATGGCAGATTCAAGCTATTTACTTTAGAGTATTTGAAGTAAAATTAGACGATAGTAATTGTGCTTCTTGTTGGAGAGATATTATCAATGATTTGAGAAAGGTATTTAACGAATACCAAGTAAATGAATAATTGGAAGGAAATAGATTTATTTAACTATCTAAAAGAAAATGTTTACTTTGATTTAGTTAAGTCAAGAAATCAGATGTCACGGTGGGATTGTTATAGTCCCGCCACAGGACATCGTATAGAGCTAAAATGTAGGACAAGACACTTTGATACACTACTACTTGAAAAGAAGAAATATATAGCAATGATAGAAGAATGTGAAAAGCATTTAGATATACCAATTTATATTAATTCAACACCAAAAGGTGTATTCAGTTTTAACCTGCATAAGATAGAACCAACATTTGAAACAAACACAAAGAATCCAGCTACAACACAATTCTACAACACGCAACGAATAGAAAAAGAAGTAGCATATTTAGAAATTAACCAAGCATTACAATTATGAACAACAATCCAATACAATTAGAATTTTTAAAATCAGTACTATTATCACAATTACTTTTAGAATGTAATGAGAATTTACGTTACACAAAGCAATATAACGGTGCTTTAAAGCACTTACTTAATAAAGTAAATAGTCAGCTCGAAACAACTGTTTTTGATGAATACAGAAAGATTTATGAAGCTGATGCAGAAATGACTACAAACATTTTAAATAGTATTGAAGACATAGTTATTAAATTAACTACTTCAGATTTGGATGAACTTGTAATGATTAACGCAGTTATTGAAAAGTATAAAGAAAACAAAAATTGGTTCTTGGAATATGGTCAAGCTGAATTTTTAAGAATAGATGGCTAAAAAGAAAATAGAAATATATTCACCACATTACACACAGGTAAATGCAATGGTGTATTGTGTTAAAAGAAACGTAGCTTATTCACTTGAAGCTAATAAGAATAAAAGATTCTACATAGTTAAATATATTCCAAGTGATTACAAGAATGTAATATACTTAAAAGATAATAACAAGAAAGTAGAGTTCAACGAATACGAAGCAACAAAAAAGATAATGGAATTATATATTAACCAAAGTAAATTATTATGAGTAAAGTAAAAGACACAATGTCAGAATGGATTGAAGCACAAGTTAAAGATAGTGTAGTGCAGTCAGTAATTAATAAATTTAAACAACGTAGTGAAGTAGGAATACAAAAATACAATACTACATTAGACCGTGAAGATTTAACTGATAAAGAATGGATAAACCACGCACAAGAAGAAGCAATGGATTTAATTTTATATCTCGAGAAACTTAAAAGACTATGAAATATAAAAAAATAAATATTCCTATTTATAATCAAGTATTACATATAGTAATATCTGAAGATGCAGAAAAAGAAATAAAAGATATAAATAAAAAATTCTATTGTGAATTTGACAATTATGATTTTGCAGGATATTCAATAGGAATAAATAGACATAACTTATTATTAATAAATAATAAAAATATACCTGATGAAGCTTTTAAGATTAGTGTAATATCACACGAGGCATTTCATATAACTAATTTTATATCTAAAAGAATAGGTATTCATCCTGATGTAAACAACGATGAACCACAAGCATATTTATTGTCTTGGATAGTAGAAGAAACAATTAAATTTATGACAAATGAAAAGTAAACAAACACCACTACAAAGAATCCAAAGAGTAATGAAATTCAATTATAATAGAGGATTGAACTCGGAGCGAGTTAATGCAGTATATAGAAAGATTATAAAACTAAAATTAGAGGGTAGCAATTAGCTATCCTTTTTTTTTGTTAATTTTTTGTTAATACTTGCACAATGTAAATAAGTTGTTTATATTTGCTTCAACATTAAAACCAAACATTATGGAAGAATTTAAAAAATGCGAAAGTTGTAATATAAACAAAGAAGGCAACTTTGGTTGTTGTCCTTGGGATGAAGAGTTTAATACTGAAATAGAAAATAATTGCAACTGCTGTGAAAGTTGTAGAAACGAATGTTTATACAGTATTTAAAAAAAACAAAATGACAAAGCAAGAAATCAAAACAGAATTAGAAAATGTAATCTACGTTTTAGAAACATTGGAAAACGATTACGCAACACTTAAACTAAAAGCAGTACTATTAGCTTTAGAACAAGATTGGAATGAATCAGCTTACTTTACGCAAGAAATAGATACTATTCTAAACTATGAAGAAACAATGCAAAATTTTAATAACATTAAAATTAGATAAAATGGAAACAAGAACAAATAGGTAAGTCAGAGTTTCTACAAAAATTAAGAGCAACAATCTCTGATGCAGAAGCAAGAAGATTAATATTTGAACAATTTAAAAACAAATAAGAAATGAAAAACATACACGTATTACCAACAGAGAAACCAAGTAAACTATTCTACAATGTAGGAGGAGCTTTACTATTTACAAATTACGAAAACCATAACGGTGTTAACATCTACATCACTTCTGATGAAGAAATTAAAGAGGGGGATTGGTGCTTCTATGTTAATAGTATATATAAAGTATTAAGAATTAGCAGTAATAATAGGCCTATAATAAAAATGTCTGATGGTACATTTGAAATATCTTATTATAAAAAAATCATCCTAACAACAGACCAAGACTTAATCAAAGATGGTGTACAAGCTATTGATGATGAGTTCCTTGAATGGTTTGTTAAGAATCCGAGTTGTGATGAGGTTAAGGTAAATAATTTATGTTATGGTGCTTTAGGCGCATTTGCTGATGCAGGTTACAAAATCATCATTCCAAGAACAACTGAACAATTTAAAAAATCGGATTGTCAACATCAATTCATAAGAACGGGTGATTCATTTGATTTGACTATTTACTGTAAAAAATGTGGTATAAACTATAAAAACAAATAAGATGATATTAGAAACAATTTTAGAGACGTCATACTATATTATAGCAACATTAATAACAACAGCAATAGTAATAGCTTTAGTTAGGTTAATAATAGAATTAATAAAAGAAACATTTAAAAACAAATAAGATATGACAAGTATTATAAGTGGTTTTTTAGGAATTATTGTAGGATTAATTATAGTTTTACTTATTGCTCATAAATTTAAAAACAAATAACCCCGATTGCAAGGATAAGTGCTACAAAAATTATGGAAAATTTAACATCAGGAACATCACAAACTTACACAAATGACCCATTAATTACTACAGGAACAGTATATACAGGAACAGGCGGAACAACTGTTGGGTTTATGTGGACTAATCCTACAAGATTACAAGTAAATGAACGAATAGATAGTATCGAGATGATTTATGAAGAAACATCACTTGCAACTTTAACTATCCATTTTTCCCAACCACCTGAAAAAAGATACTTTAAAATTATATTTAGTTGTGTAGATGGTAAATGGAATAAGTCTGAAAGGATTTATGGAAAAAAAATTGAACATCAAGAATATTTTGAATTTTAAAAACAAATAAGATATGACAGCAGTAGAATGGTATTCTCAACAACATTTAAAACTTTTAATCAAGTTAGAAAATAAAGAATTAAGTATCGGAGAATACGCAGTGCAACACCAAGAAATGGAAAAGCAACAGATTATTGATGCGCATTTAAACGGACAAGCAGAATTTGACAAAGGAAAGTTTAGGAAAGAAGTTATGATAAACGCAGAAGAATACTACAACGAAACATTTAACATATGAATGAAGATGCAACTATAAAAATATTCAGCAAGATACAATCTTTAGAGAGAGACTTGCAATGGATATACCACGAATACTTCAACGCACAGATAAATGATGACCAATTTATGGCAATGATAGATTCTACTGAAAGAGATATACAAACACACTATTATATTTACGACTTAATTATACAAGATGCAAGAAAAAATTAAAAAATTATGATAGTATTATTTGATGCAGATAGTTTGATATTTTCAAGCTGCTATAAGAAAAGAGAAAACATAGAAGATGATGGCTTTCATCACAACATAGAAGATTCAATAGCTAAATTTGATGAAGTGTTTATGTCGATTATAAATCACTTGGAAGATTTATATGAAATAAATGAAGTAAGAACTTTTTCAGGAAGCAAGGGCAATTTCAGAAAATACATTTCAAAGAAATATAAAGCTAATAGAGATTATAATAACTTACCACCTTTGTTAGATGAAATGCATTGTTTTGTAAAAGAGCAATATAATTCTATTTGGGGATATGGATGCGAAACAGATGATGTAGTAGCAAAACATTGGTATGAGTTGTCAAACGAAATAGGAAGGGATAATGTAATAATAGTTTCAATAGATAAAGACTATAAACAATTTCCTTGTTTAATGTATAACTATCATATAAAACATAAAGAAATTTATGACATATCAGAAGAAGAAGCAATGTATAACTTTTACGAACAGATGATAATAGGAGATACAGCAGATAATGTAAACTACTGTAAAGGATATGGTAAAAAGTTTGCAGAGAAGTATCTAAAAGATTGTAGGAGCCAATATCAGTACACTAAAAAGATATACAATTTGTTTAAAGAAATACATAAAGGAAAAGCAAGACAGAGATATATTGAATGTTGGAACTTATTAAAACTAAAAACAGAATAAAGAAATGGAAAATCAGATAAAAGAATTAATATTAAAAGAGTTAAAAGTAGATATAACTGAAAATTGCAGGAAGCGAGAAATAATTGAAGGTAGAGCATTATACTTCTATTTAGTTAGAAAACTATATAAGAAAAGAAGCTTACAATCTATAGCTGCAGACTTCGATATGAATCACGCTACAGTTGTACACGCATTAAAGAACTTTTCAATGTATGAAGAATACAACACAAAGATATTAGACTGCAAGAATTTAATATTAAAACTATTGGGAGGTGAAGTAGAACAAGAACTATCACAAGAAGACATCTTTAAGAAGAAGTTGCACGATTTAGAAAAGCAATTGAATCAACCAAGATACGAATACAAAATAATAGAAAACCTAAACAACTTATTAGAAGCTACTAAAGGAACTGAACAACACGAGTTAATCACTTTACGATTAGAAGCATTCTATTCAATGAATAAAAACATAAGACTATGACATTAAGAGAAAAATTTAAAACTGAAGTAAGTATTAACACAGAAGGAGAAGCCGGAAGATTTGCAAATAAATGTGAACAAATAGCAGATAATTACGCTATTGAGTTTGCACAATGGATAACGAATGAAAAATCAAAGTATTCTATTATGTATGGAAATCAGAATAAACGTTTTGCAGACTTTGATAAAGAATACACATCAAAAGAACTATTAGAAATATTCAAAAAAGAAAAAGGTTTATGAAAGTATCAAGACCAAAAACTGAAAAATGGCATAATTACGATGAAGGTGATTGTGGCAAACCAATAGACCGTGATGGTAGTAATAAGTGCTACTATAAAAAAGGATTTTGGAAAAGGTATGACAGAAAGAAGTTTTTAAAAAACATATTCAAAAAAGAAAAAGGATTATGAGAATAACAGAAATAATAGAAATTTTAAGAAACGATAACACATCTTACCTATGGGATTTACCTAAACCTAAATGGGAAGCAATAGATTATTATAATCTTAATCAAATTAAACAAGGTAACGATTACAAAAACAAAAAGAAAGTACTTGACTTTGTAGAACTATCTGATAAGAGTTTAAAGATGCAGCAAGAACAATCACATAGGATGAAACCTATAAGAAGAAAATCAGATGGTAAAGTATTTAGTGGAATGATACAACTATGCAGGGAAACAGGTATTAATCGTTCTTCACTATCTTTAGCTTTAAATAACAGACCAAATGGTTTACAGAAATACAAAGATGAATACGAATTCATTTAAACAACTATAAGTTTTATTTATTATAGAATTAATAATAATAACTTTTTTAAATATGGAAGATAAAAGAAGAAACAACGGTGGTCATAAAACTGCAGGTAGAAAATCTAAAGTTGAAGAACAAAAGGTTAACAATATTTTTATCCAAGCATTAAAGGAATTATACAATAAAGAAACTGAAGATGAAACAAAGATTGCTTTTGTCAAAGGAACTTTAATGGAATCACAACGTGGACAATTATTTATTGCTGAACATATATTCGGCAAACCAAAAGAAATAGTTGAAACTACTCACAATATTAATGACTTCAATATAAAAGATATATTCAAAATTGATAAGTCTAAATAACAAATATAATCTACTTGGTTCAGATAGTAGGTACTTTGTAATAACAGGCGGAAGGGGTTCAGGGAAATCATATTCTTTGAACTCGTTTCTGCTATTGTTAACTTATGAAGTAGGACACGTGATACTATTTACACGTTACACTTTGACATCTGCAAATGTATCTATCATTCCTGAATTTATTGATAAGATAGAATCAGCTGATTTAAGCAACGATTTTTATATTACCAAAGATGAGATAGTAAATCTAAAAACAGGGTCTAAAATCATCTTTAAAGGTATTAAAACGAGTAGTGGTACACAGACTGCATCACTTAAATCTTTAGCAGGTGTTACTACTTGGGTATTGGATGAAGCTGAAGAACTAACAGACGAAGAAGTATTTGAAAAGATAGACTTCAGTATTAGAACCAAAGGTGTACAGAATAGAGTGCTACTTGTATTGAATCCTGCAACAAAAGAACACTTCATATATAAGAAGTTCTTTGAAGATAAAGGAATCCAAGCAGGAAGCAATTTAGTTAAAGGTGATACTACTTACATACACACAACGTATTTAGATAACATAGATAACCTATCAGAATCTTTTATTAGTCAAATAGAAAACATTAAACAAAGACGACCTGAAAAGTACAAGCATCAAATATTAGGTGGATGGTTAGATAAAGCTGAAGGTGTAATATTTAACAATTGGACAATAGGAGAATACAAACAAGTAGGTGCTTCTGCATTTGGTCAGGATTTTGGTTTTAGTAATGACCCAACTACATTAGTAGAATGTAATATAGATACTGCTAACAAGAAGATATACATCAATGAAAGATATTATCTACCCGCATTAACTACATCACAGATTTACCAGTTAAATAAACAGCATTGTTTAGATAGTTTAATTGTAGCTGATAGTGCTGAACCAAGATTGATTTCTGAATTACAAACTGCAGGATTGAATATAGTACCTGCAATTAAAGGTCAAGGTTCTGTAACATTTGGAATAGCTTTGTTACAAGATTATGATTTAATAATTACACCTGAATCTATTAATTTAATCAGGGAACTAAATAACTATTGCTGGTTAGAAAAGAAATCTAATACACCTATAGACAACCATAATCACTTGATAGATGCTTTAAGGTACATTGTATCATATCAGTTAGAGAATCCAAACAAAGGAACTTATTACGTCTATTAAATAAACAAGGGCAATGACATACGCACAGATAATAGCCACAATACAATGTTACATTCATCACGTTAAAGGGATTGAAGTACCAATTAACTTACCAAGAAACATTGGTGAAATAAAAAAGATGCAGAAGATGTATTTAATTGCAGAAAATTATTTGCAGGTTTAAAATATTTTATATATTTGCTATAACATTAAACAAATATAACTATGGAATACTACGACTATCAAAACGAATATCCTGAAAACGAATGCAGGTATTGCGGTGAAGCTTGTGAAAAAACATATTGCGATAAGCAATGTGAACGAGCAGATGAAGATTAAGTTTTAAATATGTTGGTTAAAGAGGTGGTCAGAAATGGCTGCCTTTTTTTTGCTTAATACAATAATGTAAAAATGTTATTAATAAATAAAAACAAAACAAAATGAAAATAGAATTAACAATTCCAACAACGCTAAACGATATTAAACTTGCCCAGTATCAAAAGTTTTTATCTATAGCAAAAGACAATGAAGAAAGTGAATTCTTGCAGCAGAAAATGGTGCAAATATTTTGTGGTATAGATTTAAAAGATGTAGCACAAATTAGATATAAGGATGTAGCAGAAATTACTGCAAACATTAATAATCTATTCACTAAAGAAAATAAGTTAATACAACGCTTTAAAATGGGTGGAGTAGAGTTTGGATTCATACCTAACCTTGATGAAATGTCTACAGGTGAATATATGGATTTAGATAATTATATTACTGATTGGGACACTATGCATAATGCAATGGCTGTATTATATAGACCAATTACAAATAAGTTAGGCAACAAATACCAAATAGAAGAATACAAAGGTTCTATAACGTATGCTGATGTAATGAGACACGCACCATTAGATGTAGTATTAGGTGCTATGGTTTTTTTTTACAATTTAGGGAACGACTTATTGAAAAGTACGATAGACTATTTGGAGGGGAATCAGGAAGTGCAGAATATTCTGAACAAGCACAATTTGGAAAACGTTGGGGATGGTATTCAAGTATCTATGCTCTTGCTCAAGGAGACGTTAGAAGATTTGATGAAGTTTCCAAGTTACCAATCACACAAAGTTTAACTTGGTTGACCTTTGAAAAAGAGAAAACAGAAATAGAAATGAAATTAATAAATAAGAATAAATAATGAAAGGATTTTACGAAATAAGCCAAGCAATTAAAAACCAACTGGATGATGATGCTTTTGTAAATACTGTTACCATTGGTGATATATTTAATATTGACTTAAACAAGCAAACGATATTCCCTTTGTCACATATAATGATTAATTCAGCAAACTATAATGGAAAAACTTTCAATTATAACGTTTCTGTTTTGTGTATGGATATAGTAGATGAATCAAAAGAAGCTACTACTGATTTGTTTAGAGGTAATGACAACGAGCAAGATGTATTACATACACAAGAAATGGTTGCAAGAAGATTACTTGAAATGTTAAATAGAGGTGACTTATATGATGATGGTTTTCAATTAACTAATAATTCAGCTTCTATAGAATACTTTGTAGACAGATTTGAAAATAAGATTGCTGGAGTTACTATGACATTTGACGTGATGACTTTTAACGATATGACTATCTGCTAATGGCTAAAGAATTACAAAATGTCAATGATGTTTTAAAACGCTTTAGGGATTATGTGATTCAACAATCAAGAAGTAATTTATCTAAAGGCGGTAAGAACGTTTCTAAAGAACTATATAATAGTATAAAGGGAGAAATACTTACAGAAGATAATTATTCAATTGTTGGCTTTTCTATGGCTGAATATGGACAATTCCAAGACCAAGGGGTTCGTGGTAAATCAAGTTCAGCAAAAGCACCTAAAAGTCCTTTTAGATTTGGTACTGGTTCAGGTAAAAAAGGTGGTTTAACTAAAAGTATATTAAAATGGGTACAAGCGAAAGGTTTTCAATTCCGAAACAAAGAGAGTGGGAAGTTTATGAGTTATCAGCAGACAGGGTATCTTATATCTCGAAGTATTTTTCACAAAGGAATTAAACCAAGTTTGTTTTTTACTAAACCATTTGAAGCAGGTTATAAGAAATACATAGATACTGATTTAATGAAAGCTTTTGGTCAAGATATAGAAACAATGGTAGATTATAATTTAAAAGATATAAAATGATAATATATTCAAGAAGTCCTTACTTCATAACAGTTAACGAATCAGCACAAGTAGGTTCAAAAATAGAATTAAG